AGTAGTGGACACTACATCAAAATATATTGTAAAGTCTACTGGTATTAAAAATGAAACAGACCAGATTATAGTTGACGCTGAGAAGTTAAAAGATGGCACTAATAAATCGAAAGTGAATTTAATTGAGTGCTTTTATTTAATAGAAGGAACAGGAACTATAACAATTTCTGCTTCAAGTGAAGATGATGATTTGGAATTAACTGGAAAAGGAAAGTATGGTTTACGACCTAATCAGTTAAAGTTTGGTGATGATAAGATAATAAAACTATCAACTAATGGTACTGTGGATAGTTATTTGATGGTAACAGAATTTAGGAGAAATGATTAATGGCTGACGCTGTAACAACACAAACAATATCAGACACATCTGGTGTAAAGAGTGTGGTGAAGATGACAAACATAAGTGACGGAACAGGAGAAACTCTTGTAACTAAAATGGATGCTTCTGCATTAAATGGTATGTCGGAAGACGCTACAAAAAAGGTTTCTAAAATCTGGTATAGTGTGAATACAACTAATGGAAAATCTGGTGTGGAATTGTTATGGGCAGGAAGTGGAGCAAGTTCAGCGAATAAAACGATTTGTATTTTATCAGGTAATGGTTTTTGGGATTTAAAAACAGCAGGTAATGAAATTGCTAACAATTCTACATTAACTGCAAGTACATCACCTGCAGGAGATATATTACTCTCAACAAAAGGTTTTGTATCAGGCGATAATTATAGTATTATCGTAGAAGTAAGATAAATGAGTAAAAAGAAAAAAGATTATTCCAGGGAAATCTTGGAAAGGATTGTCGGATCAAAAAGAAAAACTGGTTTGGCAGAAAGTTTTAGAGAAGCGTTTGCTGAGAAATATGGCATTAAGCGTGAAGAACTGAAAAAAGGAATTGTAGATAAAATCTATAATAAAGAAAAGGTGGAGAGATGAAACTAATTACAGAAACAATTGAAGATATCGAAGTCTTAACAGAAGCCAACACTAAAGGCGGCAAAGACTATAAGATAAAAGGTGTCTTTATGCAAGCGGATATAAAGAACCGTAATGGTAGAGTCTATCCGGTTGAAACACTTGCAAAAGAAGTATCAAGATATACTACAGAATACATTAATAAAAGACGAGCTTTTGGAGAGTTGGGACATCCAGATGGACCAACTGTTAATCTTGAAAGAGTATCACATATGATTACAAGTTTGAAACCAGAAGGAAAGAATTTTATTGGTGAAGCAAAAGTTATGGATACACCATACGGCAAAATAGTAAAGAATCTAATAGATGAGGGTGCTCAGTTGGGCGTATCATCTAGGGGGATGGGTTCTATACAATCTTCCTCTCAAGGAAATATTGTTGGGAAAGATTTTTATTTAGCGACAGCAGCAGATATTGTTGCAGACCCTAGTGCTCCAGATGCTTTCGTAGAGGGCATTATGGAAGGCAAAGAATGGGTATGGGATAATGGTGTGTTAAAAAGTAAATCTGTAGAAGAATATAAGTCTGAAATCGAAAGAGCAAGACGAACAGAATTGGCGGAAGTGAAGTCTAAAGTATTTAAGGACTTTGTTTCCAAACTATAAATCTACGCAAAATACCAAAAAGCGCAGGTTTATAAATGGTAATTGTTATAAATATTTGTAACTGAAAAATTAAACTAGTTTAATATTTAAGGAGAGACCGAATGGCTGAAACTGAAATTAAGCAAGAAGTAGAAAAAGTAAAAGTAGCGGAAGAGCTAGACACGAAGGGTGACCCTAGTGCTCCAGCAAAATCTGGTACTGCATCTGAACCTACTCACCTTAAAAATGACGCTGAAGATTTGGGACCTGCAGTAGTTAAACCTACTGACAAGAATCCAGACGCAGCAAAAAAGGTTAAAAAGCACTCGGACCAGGTTAATGCTTCGGCTAAAGATGGATCTTTACCAAAAGATTTAAAACCATCTGCGGCTGCTGAAGAAGCGGAAGTAAAAGACGACAAAGAAATCGTTGCTGAAACTGCTGAAGAAGAAAAAGAAATTGACCTTTCTAGCGATGTTAAAGCATTAGTTTCTGCGGATGCAGATTTGAGCGATGAGTTCAAACAAAAAGCTGCAACCATTTTTGAAACTGCTGTGAAAACACGCATTAAAGAACAAGAGGCAAAACTTAAAATCCAGTATGATGAAAAACTTTCAAAAGAATCTGAAACAATTAAAGGAGCGATGGCTGAAAAGGTTGATGCTTATTTAAATTATGTTGTTGAAGAATGGATGAAAGAAAATGAATTAGCAGTTGAAAGAGGTATTCGTACCGAAATTGCTGAGGACTTTATTACTGGTCTAAAAACTTTATTTAAAGAACATTATATTGATGTTCCTGAAGAAAAGTACAATGTACTTGATGATTTAACAAATGAAAAAGACAAACTTGAAGAAAAACTTAACGAAAAAATTAAAGAAAATGTTGAGTTGAATAAACAAGTTGGTGAGTTCACTAGAGATAAAATTATCGGTGAAGTTGGAAGCGATTTAGCTGATACTGAATTAGAAAAATTTACCTCTATGGCTGCAAATGTTGAATACGATAGTGCAGATAAATTTAAAGAGAAATTAGAAACTGTTAAAGAATCTTATTTCCCTAAAACGAAACAAGAAACTGCTTCACCGAAAGATGAAGTTGATTCTGTGGCGGCAAACACACCAGAATACTCTGGTGAGAAAAGCGATGCTATGGCTGCATATACGGCCGCTATTTCAAAAAACCTTAAAGCTGTAAAGATTTAAGGGTGAACAATATTATAAAAATATTAATTAATTAATAGGAGAGATAAAAAATGTATCTTACTGAAAATTTACAAGAAAAGTGGCAGCCAGTCCTAGAACATCCAGATTTGCCAAAAATCGAGGATTCTTACAAAAGAGCTGTTACTACAGTTATCCTAGAAAACCAAGAGAAAGCAGTTAGAGAAGATGCTAGTTTCCTTTCAGAAGCAGCACCTGCTAACTTTAGTGGCACTATGCCTGATACAGGTGGAGTTGCCAAATGGGATCCGGTTCTTATTTCGCTAGTTAGACGAGCTATGCCTAACTTGATTGCTTATGATATCTGTGGCGTTCAACCAATGACTGGTCCAACAGGACTAATCTTTGCTATGAAGTCAAGATATGGTTCTCAAGCTGGTGCAGAAGCGTTGTTTAGCGAAGCTGATACTGACTTTGGTGCTAGGGATGCTGCTGGAGGTTCTGGTTCGCCAGATGCTCATGTAGCTTCAAACCCTGCCATTCTAAATGATGATCCATCTGCTGGTACTTATACTACTGGTTCTGGATTTACTACAACTCAAGCAGAAACATTAGGTGACGGAACAGATGAGTTCGCTGAAATGGCTTTCTCAATTGATAAAGTTACTGTTACTGCTAAGTCAAGAGCTCTTAAAGCTGAATATACTATGGAACTTGCTCAAGATTTAAAAGCAATTCATGGTTTAGACGCTGAAACAGAATTGGCTAACATCTTGTCAAGTGAAATTCTTGCAGAAATCAACCGTGAAGTAGTTAGAACTATTTACTCACACGCTAAAAAAGGCGCTGAAGTAAATACAACTACTGCAGGTATCTTTGATTTAGATACTGACTCAAATGGTCGTTGGTCTGTTGAGAAATTCAAAGGACTTCTTTTCCAATTGGAAAGAGATGCCAATGCGGTTGGGCAATTAACTCGTAGAGGAAAAGGTAACCTAGTTATCTGCTCTGCTGATGTTGCTTCTGCCCTTGCTATGTCTGGCGTACTTGATTACGCTCCAGCACTTTCAACTAACTTAAATGTTGATGACACAGGTAATACTTTTGCAGGTGTTCTTAACGGCAAATTTAAGGTTTATGTTGATCCATATGCTGCAAACATAGACGCTAAACAATTCTATGTTGTTGGCTATAAAGGAACAAGTCCATACGACGCTGGACTATTCTATTGCCCATATGTTCCACTACAAATGGTGAGAGCAGTTGGTCAGAATAGTTTCCAACCAAAAATCGGATTTAAAACTCGATATGGTATGGTTCAAAATCCTTACGCAACTTCAGCTGGTGCTGGTGCATTAGATAATTCTGGTGCAGTTGGTGCTACACACTTAAACTTATATTACAGACGAGTAAAAGTTACTAACTTAATGTAATTGAGTCTAGAAATAGAAAGAAATTTAGGGGGCTTTTGCCCCCTTTTTTTTGCTTTAAAGTATTATAAATAGTAATATGACA